ACTATTAACGGTATAACCTATTCAGCATCAAACGGCGGTGCTGGGGGTGCTGGTACTGGAGGGGGAAGTGGTGGCAGCGGCGGTGATACATTTAATGATGGAGTAACTGGAATTTCAGGGCAACAAAAAAATGGTGCTGAAGGCGCACCAGCCCTATTAAGAATTTATGGAGCAAACGGTAGTGCTGGGGGTGACCCAGCAGGGTCTGGTGTAGGAGGTGCTGGCGGAAAAGGATATGGTGCTGGCGGTGGCGGTGGTGGTTCTGGGTATTCATCTGGTAGCTATTTTAGTGGTGCTGCTGGCGGGGCAGGGGCCACTGGCGTAATTGTAATTACGGAGTACACATTATGAGATGCGCAGTAGTTCAAAACTCTGACAACATTGTAGTCAACATAATTATGGCTGATCCGTCTGTTGATCCTGCCCCTGAAGGCACAATCCTTGTTGGTCTACCAGATGACTCACCTGTCAGTATGGGTTGGATATACGACCCTGCAACAGGGCAATTTACAGACCCTAATCCTCCGCAAGAGGAAGTCGTAATACCAGACTCCGAGGTCTGACATGGACACGCAAACCCTCATTAACATCGGCGCAGGGATCATCATCGCCGGTATGGGGTGGCTCGCTCGCGAATTGTGGGGAGCGGTGAAGGAATTGCGTAAGGACTTGCACATCATCGAGGTCGCGCTCCCGTCAAACTACATCCGCAAGGATGAGTTTCAGGAGGGCGTGAAGGAGCTGAAGGACATCTGCCGCCAGATATTCGACCGGCTAGAGAATAAGGCGGATAAGTGATTGGACCCCTTTACGCTTATCGCCTCGGCGACAGCCATCTACAATGGGATTAAAGGGGCCGTCGATAGTGGACACGAAATGCTGGACGTCGCCGACCGCGTCGGAACGCTCTTCGGTCGCATCGCCCAGATCACGCAACTCACCAGCGGCAAGCGCAAGAAAAAGCTCTTCCAGAGCCAAGCCGAATTTGAGGCCGAGGCAATCAAGCTGTACACGCTGAAGCAGAAGGCGCAGCAACTCCAGCTTGAGACGCGGAACCTGTTCGTCGGAGCCTACGGGATCGCTGCGTGGACGAGTATCCAGAAAGAGGTGACGGAGATGCGAAAGCAGGCGGCACGCGAGGCCGCTGCCGCGCAGCTCGAAGCTGAAGAGAACCGCAAGGACTTGATCATGGGCGCGTGGCTCATCGGTGCCGTAATATTATTCTCCGTCGCAGTCGGGACCGCGATGGTGGTGTTCACTCACAAATGAAGTACCTTGTCATAGCCATGATGATAGTCTTAACCGGGTGCGAGGACCGCTACCGATACCCGTGCCAAGACCCCAAGAACTGGGACGCACCAGAGTGTAACCCGCCCATCTGCACAGCATCTGGAACTTGCTCAGCAGACACCCTGAAACAAAACCCCTGCGGAGCCGTAGCGAGATGAGGATCAAGGAAGACGAACTCCACGCCCTTCTCCAGTTTATCATCGGGATAAGTCTGTGCCTGACGCTGACGGGTACTGTGTTCGCCGTGCTGTACAGCCTGATCTTCGTCGTGCAGCCGATTGACGGGCAGGCTCCAAACGATCAGGAGTTCTTCAAGCTGATCGCACCTATCGCAACATTCTTAACAGGCACTTTGTCGGGCATCATGCTTGGCAGCAAATCTACCGGAGACAAAAATGGACCTACTTAAAACATTCGGCCCCTTGCTCGGCTCAGTAGCCCCTACCCTTGCAACGGCCCTCGGAGGCCCATTGGCTGGCCTTGCTGTCAAATCCCTATCTAAGGCACTGCTGGGTGCTGAAGACTTCTCAGAGGAAGCCGTGATGGATGCTATGGCTACTGCCTCTCCAGAGCAGTTGGCTGCCGTGAAGAAGATTGATGCTGACTTCAAAGTGCAGATGAAGTCTCTCGATATTGATCTGGAGCGCATTGCTGTCGATGATCGCAAGTCGGCTCGCACGATGCAGACGGAAACGAAGGACATCCTGCCACGACTGCTGGCGATCAGCGTGACGCTGGGCTATTTCGGCATCATTGCCTACGTCTTGGTCAGCGGACTGCCAATGAACGGCTCGGAAGTGTTGCTCATGCTACTCGGTACTCTATCAGCCGGGTGGACAGGCGTCATGGCGTTTTACTTTGGCTCATCATCTGGCTCCCAGAAAAAGGATGCCATGATCCACAACTCAATACCGAGGGACGAGAAATGATTGCGAATTGGGAGAAGGCGTTCGCCGCAGTGCTAAAGCATGAGGGGGGATGGTCCATGCACCCCAAAGACCCCGGAGGGATGACGAACCTCGGCGTCACGAAGAAGGCATGGGAAGCCTACATCGAGAAGCCGGTCGGCGAGGCCGAGATGCGTGCTCTGACACCGGAGATCGTGAAGCCGTTCTACAAGCGGCAGTACTGGGACAAGATCAAGGGCGACGATTTGCCTGACGGCGTCGACTACGCCGTATACGATCTCGCGGTAAACTCAGGCGTCGGCCGTGCGTCCAAGATGTTGCAGGAGGCCGTTGGCGCGACCGCTGACGGTATGATCGGCAAGGGTACGCTCGCAGCCGTGGCCCAGCACCCGCCAGACCACGTCGTCAAGCTAATCTCAAACGCACGCCTCGACTTCCTCCAGCGCCTATCGACGTTCGACACGTTCGGCAAGGGTTGGACCAGACGCGTAAATGAGGTACAAGTAGCGGCATCAGAACTCGCTCGATCAGGGGTTGCATAATGCCGCTTGTCCCGATACCCGTCCCGCCCGGAGTAATCAAGCCAGCGACACCGTTGCAGGCCAAGGGACGCTATTGGGATTCCAACCTCGTCAGGTGGCAGAGCAACAAGCTGCTGCCGGTCGGCGGTTGGCAGCGGATCAACTCGACGCCACTCGATAGCGCCGTCCGCACAATCTTCCCGTGGACGCTGAATAATGGCGTAAAGTTGGCGGCACTGGGCTGCGATGGTGACCTGTACGTTCAGGAGGGAGCGACATACACCAACATCACGCCAGCGAACTACGTCAGCGCTGAGACGGGCCTGTATGGCGGCTATGGTGCCGGTGACTTCGGCGAGTTGCTCTACGGGCTAGACTATGCGTCATACGCCATTACAAGCGCCGTGAGATCGACAAACGTCGTAACGATCACGACAGCCGAGGCGCACTCGTATCCCGTAGGCATGAGCGTGTTGATTGCTGGCGTAACCACGTCGACATTTGATGGCACGTTCACCATCGCGTCTGTCCCGACCACGACGACATTTACGTATGCACAGACGGCAGCGGACGCATCGTCATCTGGCGGCACGTCGTCGTTACCGGTCGCAGATCGCAGGCCGCTAAACACGTTCTACGGAACGAATTTTACGTGGACGATGGACAACTGGGGTGAAGACTTACTCAGCGTCGCGTCGTCTGACGGTCGCCTGCTGCACTGGGAGTACGGCAATGGTGCCGCTCAAGTCGTTGGCTTCAGCACCATCACGACAGCCGTTTCTGCGACGAATGTTATAACGATCACGACAGCCCAAGAGCACGACTTCCGCGTCGGCGATACAATCGTAATCGCAGGAGTTGCTGATACGCGGTTTAACGGGACGTTTACCATCACGGCCATACCGACGGCATCGACATTCACATACTCACACTCAATGCCAAACGCGTCATCTTCTGGCGGAACAGCAACTCACCCGCTGGTGCCGATAAACAATCGCGGAGTATTTGTTACGCCGGAACGCTACGCCGCACTCTTCGGCTGCGGTGGTGAACCATGTGCCCGGTTTGCCGCCCATCGTGCCGGGCTGCCCCGTTGGTTGGATGCTGCCGCAACGTCATCGTCGAGCGTCCACCGCGTCACCGGCCTGGGCTGGTGTGAACGCGAGACCGGCGCGATTCATCAATCGCCGTTTGAAATGGTGTGGCAACCGTACCCGGGCGGGGTACGGCTGATCGTTACCGAAAGGGGATCGGCATGCGGCCACGCCTAGAGTCGCACGCCACACTCGGCCAGGGTCTTTTCGCCGATGGTCATGTGCAGCTGCTCGGCCCGTTCAAGCTCGAATTCAAGTCCCGCGCGATCGCTCGCGGTGTTGCTGTCGTCGGTGGCTGCCGCGATCCGGGTCCGCAAGCTCTCGATGCGTTCCTCGAGCGCCAGGCTCAGATCCAGTGCCTGGTACGGGTCAAGCGTCAGGTGCAAATATCGCATGGTTGTTGCTCCAATGAAAAAAAGGCCGCCCTCACTACCCCGTAGACCGCAACCGGCCGGGGTAGCGGTAGCAGGACGTCACCCGCCGTCCGAATCCCGTGACAGGGTCGATAGCTGGCGCGGGATTCGGCCAGCCGCCATGCGTCCACGTGGCCGTGCGACAGCGCAAAACCGAGGCGGGTCAGGATTTCACGGCGGGTATTGTGCGACGCGGGGAGGGCACGTATGCTGTCGTTGACGGACCGCCTAGCCACCAAGCTGCTACAGGCTCTCATGCGCCGCAAATCTCGCGTGGTTTTCTCGGAAAATGCCTCTCGACCGGGGCGTTTCGTGATGTCCATCGCGCAGTACAAAGCGCTCTATGACGAGGCCACCCCGCCCCATCGCCGCAAGCTGCTCGGTCACTCTCCCGGCGGTGCCGCTGCTCTTGCCGGAATCTCTCGGCAGGCCATCCATAACGCGATCGACCGCGGCACGCTGACCGCCTACTACGTGTTCCACGATCACGGCGGCGACCTGGCTTGGATCGTCATCCCTGACGAGTCCTTGCAGGACTACATCGACCGCAACCGCCGCAAGGCTGGATAAAAGCACAGTTGTCGAACGGTACACTCGGGGCGTAAGCTCCGGGTCATGTCGTTTGGCGCTCATCCCGCAGTTGACGTTGACCTGGGTGACCTTCCGGGGAGGGGGAGCGGCCGCGTAGCGGCCGCCCCCTCCCCTGGGCTTGTCGAAGAAGCAACAAGTCACTCGCGCGGGGCACGCATCACGGATTTCCCCGGCAAATCGCTCACCGACGTTCGCCGGGAACTCGGCCGCCATCGCCGCATTTCACGGATGCGCCGCTGCGTCGTCGCTCACGCGGACGCGGTGCGTGAGGTTCGCGGCCATCGCACTGACGCGATCATGGTCACGCTGACCTATCGGCCGGGGGAGGTCTGGAACAAGCGACAAGT